AAGTTCAACAACGGCCAATTCATGAATGGGGTTCAGGACTCTCTCAACGGAGTCAAGAAGCTCGAGGAGGGATTGGCGTTCCGAGGCGGCGTTGAGGGGATCAATCAGGTCTCAGCGGCCGCCAAGAATCTTAATTTCTCGGAGGCCCAGGCGGGCATTGCCGAGACTACGAGCAAATTCTCGGCTCTCCAGTCGATTGCCTTCGGTGCACTCGCCAGCATCGGCGGAAAGATCGCAGAAGTCGGCTCCTCGATGCTCTCGAGCTTCACGGTTCAGCCCCTTATCGACGGTATGAAGGAGTACGAGCTCCAGCTCAACTCTGTTCAGACCATTCTCGCCAACACTGCCCAGAAGGGCGAGACGATCCAAACCGTTAACGCGGCTCTGGACCAGCTGAACACTTACGCGGACCAGACCATCTATAACTTCGGTGAGATGACGTCCAACATCGGTAAGTTCACCGCTGCCGGTATCGGACTGGATGACTCGGTCGCATCGATTAAGGGTCTGGCGAACTGGGCGGCCGTTGCTGGTGCCAACTCCGAGTCTACCTCGAGGGCGATGTACCAGCTTTCGCAGGCCATGGCCGCGGGAACGGTGAAGCTTCAGGACTGGATGTCCCTGGAGAACGCTGGTATCGCCACCAAGCAGTTCCAGGACCAGCTGATTCAGACAGCCAAGGTCCACGGCAAGAGTGTTGACGAAATGATCGCCAAGAACGGGTCATTCAGGCTCTCCCTCCAGGAGGGATGGCTGACCCAGGAGATCATGATGGAGACGCTGAAGCAGATGGCCGGTGAATACACCGACGAGCAGCTTCTCTCCATGGGATACACCGAGGAGCAGGTCGCTCAGATCCAGGAACTTGCCAAGACTGGTATGTCTGCGGCTCAGGACATCAAGACGTTCTCGCAGTTGATGGGTGTCATCGGTGAGGAGCTCGGTTCGTCCTGGTCTCAGTCGTTCCGAATCATCTTCGGTGACTTCGAGCAGGCCAAGGAACTGTGGACCAAGGTCGGCGCCTTCCTCACAGGTCCGAGCGGCGTTATCACCCAGATGGGTAACGCCCGGAACGCCCTTCTTCAGGGCTGGGCGGACCTCGGCGGTAGGGAGAGGATCCTTGAGGGACTCGCTTCCCTGTTCCACGCCATGTGGGATCCGTTGCAGCGCATCGGCCAGGCGTTCTCGCAGGTCTTCAGCGGTCCTTCCGCTGAGGGTCTGTACGCGATGTCCGAGGCATTCGCCAACTTCATGGCTAAGTTGGTCCCCAGCGAGGCTACAGTCGAGTCGATAGGCAACTACTTCGAGGCGTTCTTCCGAATCGTCAAAATAGGTGTGCTAGTCCTCACCGACTTCGGCAAGATAATCGGATGGATCGCCGGCGGAGCGCTCAAGGGACTGGGAGCCATCATTTCCAACCTTCGTGGCCACACCGCGGGTTGGTCTTGGAGTCTCCTGGAGAGTGTCGAGGCCGTTCAGAGTTGGTACGAAAGCCTGAATGTCGCCGAGAATGTCATCAAGGCCCTCATCTGGACAGGCCACGGTCTGAAGCGCATATGGAACAACTTCTCTGAGGGTTTCCATGACGAGATCACACCCAGTCTCAGGCGCCTCAAGGAGGCCTGGGACGGTCTGTGGGAGGCTCTGAAGACTGCGGGCTCCAGTATCAAGGAATCCATCGTTGCCCCCTTCCGGGAGCTCAAGGAGAGCGCCCAGGAGGTTGGTCAGGCACTCGGTATCACCAGCGATTCCACCGAGGAGGCTGGCGAGACCGCCGAAGCGAACGAGTCCAAGTTCACCAAACTCAAGAACAAGATCGTCGAGCTCTTCGAGTCTGCCTACAAGAAGTCATATTTCTGGGGGCAGCACCTGGCCGACCATCTTATTCCGGCAATCGACAAGCTTACCAGCTTCATCATCTGGCTGACTGAGTGCATCAACAAGCAGGCCATCGTCATTAGCGACTGGTTGACTCCCAAGATGGAGCGACTGGCCGCACTCTACGATGAGGTGTCCACCAAATTCAGCGAGTGGGCTGAGGCCATGCAGAACGGGCCCGATATTGCTTGGCTGTCGTCCCTTGGCGGTATTCTTTCGTCGTTTGGAGCTGGTGTCTGGGGTGTCCTCAAGAATCTGGCGACTCTGAACTTCGACTTCGACACCAAACCGTTCCATAAGGCGTTCAGTGACCTCAAGACGCTCATGGGTGAGTACGCCGAGTCTGTCAAGTACGGCTGGAGCACCACCAAGGAGTTCATTGCCAACCTCGAGCTCAAGGACAAGGCTACGTCTGGGTGGCATAACTTCGTCAAGCTTATTCGCGGTATCGGCAAGGTTCTGTCTACCGTTGGTCACTACGCCGTCATTGCTGCCAAGGCTCTCATCGAGCCGTTCAAGGGCGCATTTGCTGAGCTAAAGAACATGGCCGACAACGGCGACTACGGAGGCATATTCGACGCCATCCTCAAGACGGGCGCTCTGGTTACATTCCTCGCGATTGCCCGGAATGTTATCAACACCTTCAAGGAGTGGGGCAAAGCAGGATCCAACTTCGCTGGAATCCTCGGCAGCGTCAAGGACGTCATCGACGGATTCAAGGAATCGATGGAGGCCACGACCGCCAAGGTCAAGGCCACCACTGTCCTTATTCTCGCTGGCGCCGTTCTTGTGCTGGCTGCTGCACTCTGGGTTGTTGCCCAGATCCCCGCCGGCAAGATTGTGGCTGCTGGTGCTGCTCTATATTTCATGTTCAACATGCTGAAGAAGGCGGAGGACGAGCTGTCCAGCGCCGGCGAAGGCAAGGACACGAAGGGGCTCGCTAAGCGAATGCTGGCGCTGGTCGTATTGGCCGGAGTCGCACTCCTACTGGGCAAGGCGCTGAACAACATCGGCACCATGGACTGGGATGATATCCTCAAGGGAACCCTTGGGCTCTTCGCAGTCATAAAGATGCTGATGATGGTGGCCGATACGACTACCAAGAAGAACAAGGATATCCTAGCGTTCGCTCTCACGGCGATTCCGCTGGGCATCGGTGTTATGCTCCTTGCCTATGCGGTCAAGCCGCTTGGTGAGATGAGTCTGTCGGACCTGACACAGGGTGTTCTGGCACTCGGTCTTATCATGAAGATGATGACCATGATGTCGCAGATGGGTACAGTCAAGATCAAGAAGGCTTCGGCATTCGCATTCCTAGCGCTGGCATTTACCATGCGCCAGATAGCGAAAGTCCTGACTGAGATCGGTGAGCTGTCCTGGGGCGACACGATCAAGGGCATCGTCGCTATGGATATTTGCCTGGCGTCCTTGACGTTCACGGTCGAAAGACTCGGAAGTGACAAGCTCTCCGGCGGCAAGTCTCTTGTCGGGGCTCTAACGATCCTTGTCCTGGCGGCGACGCTTAAACTCATCGCCAGCGATATTGAGAGTTTCGCATCCATGCCATGGGGCGACTACCTCAAGGGTCTGGTCATGATGTCAGCGGCCCTGGCCGTTCTCGTTGGGATCAGCTCCATCGGTGGGGGAAGTCTCGCCGGTGCCGCGGGCCTCTTCGTGACTGTAGCAGCACTCGCTCTCCTGGCGCCTGTCATGAAGATGCTGGGGGAGATGGACTGGGCCACCGCAGGCAAGGGTATTGCTATCATGGCCCTGGGGTTGGCCGCTCTTGTGGCTGTCGGATATGTTGCTGAGTTTGCCGCGGTCGGTCTCCTTGCACTGGGCGGCGCCATCCTGATGATCGGGATGGGCGTTGGTCTAGCGACTGAGGGTATCGCCAAACTGGTTGATGCTATTGCAAACCTGTCGACCTCGGGAGCCGACGGTGTTCAGACATTCCTTGCGGCCGTCG